AGCATTATCAGTCACCGTTGCTGTTGCAAATTGAGCAGCGTCAGCTACAAACTTAAAAGTGTTAGCGCCTTCAGCTACCTGATTAGATAATGTTTGATAAACACCTTCTGAAACAATATCAAGTGGTTGTGCGAAAGCTTCCGAAAGTGATCGTACTTGTTCACTTAACTGTTGTGTATTTAAGTTTAAGCTTTGACCAATTGTTTGAATTTCAGCCAAAGCTATCTGATATTCAACAGCGGCCCTTGCACCTTCCGCAAAAGCCTGTGTAATTTCAGTTATAACACGATGAATAATCTGAATAGCAAAAATACGTAGAACAGACTGCCAAGATAGAAGAATCCTTTCTCCTGCTTCTTTACCATGTTTACCAGTTTTTTGAAGTTCTGTTCCGAGTTTCTGTACGTCAGTTGTTCCACCACGAAAAGTTTGACGTAACTGATTTTCAGTGTTACGTAACGAATCTTTCAAGGCTTGTGAGGATTTCGCTGCTTCATCTTGAGCAGCTCTAATTCGTTTGATTGTATCCTCAATTGCTGCCTGTCCAGTTTGTCTTGCTCCCAACCCCAGAGGATCAGCAGATTTCTGTCTTGCTGCCTCAGTAGCCCTAGCCGCTTGCGCAGCTATAAGAGTTGCTTTCAAACCCTCTTGAGCTTGTGTTCGTGTGATTTGAATATCAATTTGACGAGCTTTCGTCAAATCCATGATACTTTCAGCCAGTCTTTTACTAGCTTGAAGTTCCTCTATTTTAGCTGATGTAGCTGCTTTTACAGCAGCAGTATTTTCTGAAACAGTTGAAATAACTGTTGCTAAAGACCTAATACTATTGGAAGCTTGTTCAGCCGCAGATGCCATTTTGGCTACAGCATCGGCTGCACCAGCAGCTACGCTATCAAACTTAGAACCGGATACATTAAACTGAGAAGTTCCATCAGCGGCTCCTTTAATAGACGCATTATATGTGGCTAATTCACTAGCAAGTCTTGCTAATGTAGCAATTGCCTGGGATGCCTCAAACCCTAATGATGTTCTGATTTCGTCAGCCACAGTTAAATCCTTGCTATCTGATGTGTCTTAAATACAACAACTGGTAAACTCACTGTCGACGCGTAATCAATGAAAGCTACCAAACCAGCGTCAAACGAACGCCACGGTGCAGAAGGACTACCTCTAGGTCTTGTACTACGGAACTCCTGAATTACATAATGAGGTACTGCAACTGATACTTCAAAACGATAATTAGGGAACTGTGAAACTATTTGACCTGTTCCAAGTTCTTTCCCCTGAGGTACTCGACTCTTAGCTTTCAATGGACTCAATACAACTGTTGAATTTACTAATTGTGCAATCTTAAACAAAGAAGCACGGGCCATGCCCGACCAAAGCGGTACACGGCCCGTGACAGCTTGTAACCAATGTTTGGCACCTTCCCTGAGATGAAAATTGAGATGATCATTCAACCCTATAACATATGCATCCAAATCAAAATCAACACCATTAAATATGCCGTTGAATTTCATTTCTTCATCATCCCAATGGTAGCCATTTGAACTTCTTCAACTTCACGTATCTGGTTATAAGCCAACAAGTTCTCTTTTGCAGTCAAAGGAAGTTTTTCCCAATCTTCCCAAGGTCTCAAATGAAAACGTTCGCAAGCTCTCCAAATGGCGTAATCAGTAGTACGCCCGTCCGGGAAAATTATGCGCTTTTTGGAGGCTGCACTGAAGCTAAAAAACGTTTTCTTGCTTCCTCAACAGCACGCTCACTAAGACTATTTGCAACCATAACCCCAGCGACAACTCGATTGATTTCAATATCACTTAGGCCGGAATCCCGCAATTCCTTTCGGAACAGGTGCCACGTATTGAAATCGTTCAGTTTGACTTGTTCCCATTCAAGTCCTTCTGTCCCATCAGACAAACCCTTCACAACCATATAAGCGACACGCTTCTCGCTATACGAATTAACCGCCTTCAAATAATTCATATCTTCAACATTTTTCACACGAATATTTCCTGGAAGAATCTTTTCCGGTGGTTGGGGCATCGGACAAAGTTGCTCGAAAGCATCGAAATCATCAATAGCTCTTGCTTGGAATTCCAAGTCCCCATCTGGACGAGGTAGAATGATTGGTTCGACATGAACACCTGGCGTTTTACCGCGGAGTTTCATAAGGTTCTCCAAGGGAAGAAAACTCGGCCCCGAAATGGGGCCGAGTGAACAATCAACTTAGTACTGATCGGACCGTGTGATCACGGCCATCTTCGCATTGCACTGTCCTGTCACACTAACTTGTGCAGCATCCGAATCATGACTCAATTGCGTATAGAAGAAGAACGGAAGCTTAATCACTTCCGCCAACAGACCACCGCAATCAGGCGCATTGATGATTTCAATATCGAGCACGTAAGGCGAACACGGATCATCGACATTGGAATTCGTCCAAGTAGTCGCAGGACCAGTATGTTTCAACGCCTGCTCAATCGTCGGAGTGGCAGCACCCGCAATCGCGTTAATGAATTCCCAAGTAAAATCAAAAGCCACGTCCATCGGTTGCTCATCACCTTCCTTGAAGGTATCAAGAGCACCACGGTCACGAATGAAAACAACTTCTCGGTTCTCATCGTATGTGAAGTTACCTTCACCAATTTTGATTTCCAACTCAATCGGAAGAAACGTGATGTCATCACCACTTACAACGGCGTCTTCCAAACCCGGAGTAATTGTGATTGACAACGTCGAACCAACTTCCTCACCAGAAGTTGTTTGAGTAATAGCTCCAGCAGCACCGCCAGTTAAAGCAGTACCATCAACTGTCATCATAGCGATTGAGCGGTTAGTCACACTATTGCCACTGTACGTATACGTCGTGGCCGTAGTATTAGCAGGACCACCAGTCACAGCAAGATCACCTGCCACATAGGCGACACCAGCAACTTCAATTGCAGCAAGAGCCAAATCAACAGCTGTTTGAATAGTTGCAGAAGTAGCATCATAAGCAATAGCAGCAGTATCAACCTCAGTATTACCTGGAAGTGTAATACCAAGAGTGAAAGTTCCACCGGTAGCCGTACTTGTTGCCATTGACTGAACTTCATCAACACCAGCACTCAATGTTCTGGCTGTAATCTCATACTTTGTGAGATCACCTTCAAAACGCACATGCGCTCCAACGGGGACAGTTGGGGCAAATGTTCCAGGCGTAATTGGAACCAACGTAGCAGTAGCAATAGCACCAGCAGCACCAACAGTAGGTGTATACGTTGTTCCACCGTACAAGTTACCGAAACCATCCTTCAGACGAACAATAGCGTCTTTCAAATCAATCGGGGCAAATGCAACGAATCGGAGCATCGAGCGAATGAATTGCATGTTTCTTTCTCCTAGGGGACGACTACTTCAAGGTCAACTGAATCCGAAAAAACTAAGCCACTGGAAGTTGGTCTTACGAAGATCATATCGGTATGTCGTAGTTCATCAATATGCATCTCAAAGGACGCTTCAACAGTTGCTTCCTCTAATTTGTATTTCGGATCAATTTGACCAAAATGATTTACACGAACGAAGTCTTTCTTTCCGCGATTCTTCAATTGCAGAATACCGAGGAGTGTTTCATCATCAAGCGACCCGTCCCCGTAACGGTGAATGCAATGATTCTGGGCAAGCCAATCTCTGACTTTACCAGCAGTATCACGCATTTTGTGAAAGTGTTCATCATCCTGAAATGAACGTACAAGTATATTTATTTCAATGGAAAGTATAAAATAACTTCTACTAGGTTGTCTTAATTGAGCACCATCCATTCGGAACTCAAGTAGTTCTGTTCCGGTAGGTAGTTCTCTGTAAGTACCTTCAACAAAAACAGAATAGTTTGGACTGAATTCTGCAACAAAATTCCCCGACATTGTCGCAAATATCCAGCGATCCCAGTTCACGTTAGACATTTATAGCCTCCTGTGTAAATAAACAACGATTTCTTGCACGTTCAACGTGATGTTCAAGAACAGGAGCCCCGACAACTTCCTGCCCAACTATCACGAATCCTGCACCAAACTCAAAAGTATTCGTTTCAACGACATTCCATCTTTTCCCCTCGAATACGAAATAATCTCTCATTTGTGGAACGTAGGTTCCAGCTTCATTTGAGTCTAAAATCAAATTACGTGACGAAGCATCAAAAATTCCACCATAAGTGAAATTCTTATTTGTAGCTATAAACGAAAGATCGTAAACAAATTTCTCACTTAATTTTCTTGGTAAAACAATAACTTTTCTTAAATCCCAGACTTGCTTAGTTACGGTCTTATTACCCGTCCTATAATCATTCTCTGAATCGTCCCGATGGAACGTCACGCGCCCGCCGTATCGACGCTTTAAGTCATACAACAGTCGCGTCATGAACCGTGTGGCGCGTTTAGGAGTCATTATTTCAACCCCAACCAAGAAGCCGCTGCTTGTCCCACCAAAGCCACTATACTGACGAAAAGAAGCCAAATTATCTTCCCACGCCGCCTCTCACTCTGTTCGAGTCTATCTACACGAACAACCATTCCTTGCTCACCCTGAAGAAGACCTAAACATGTATTGACTTTTTCATCAATACTTGTAAGGCGTTCCATTTGAGAGGCTTGATCCTTGGCTATTTGCATCAGGATGTTCTGGTCCATTAAAGCGTCCTTAAAGAAAATGCCTGGGGACCTTACGGTCCCCAGACATTCGACCAACTTTACGCAAGCCAAGCCGCTCCAAGATCAACGTCCAGGACTTTCGTGCCCATGAGAACATCAAGGGTCACCAAAGTTCCCTGACCACGACCTTCATAGGTCATAGTCGTGCGTAGAGCTAAGTTGTTAAACTCAGCGACACCGCTCGTCACATTACCAACCCTCGGAGGAGCAAGAGGACGAATCACCATCGCCAACGCATTGCGAAGGAATGCAAAATTGTACTCGCCGGCCGGACCGTAGCCTACCACATCATTGTTGGCGATCGCTGTTTCCAGCGGACGATCCAACTCAATGTAGTAAGCACCACCACTAACCGTCAAGTCAACGATCGAGTATTCGCCAGCCAGAGCCACATTAGGAGAACCGGCTGTGTTGAAACTCACAAGTTGTCCAACGTGCGGGAGTCCAGTTCCATCGACTTTAATTTCCTTATCATATCCGATGGGATAGGAAGTCACGCCAGTGTGACCAGCCAGATCAACCAGACCAGTCGTCACGACATCGATATTGGACGCTGCAGCCAGCACCGGATATCGAAGCGCACGATTCAATGTCAAATCATTCGTATCGATGGCGATAATTCGGTAAGGAGCCAAATCACCTTCCAACAGGATGTACTCACCAACAGCAAAGCCGCCACCGGCATCAACGCTAATGACAGTTTGACCAGCAGCTTCATCAGCCGACAGTTCGTCAGCTTGCTGCACAACAACAGCCGTCAGAATACTTGGCGTATTCTGCGCCATCAACCAATTGAACCCAAGAATCTCGCCAATGCTGGCCTTGCGGAGGGCTGTTCCCTCGTCACCAACTTCATTGGCCTTCGTGAAATGATCCAGTTCCAAGAGGCTAGTCTTGGTAGCCGGGCTAATCACACAGTAACGATCTTCCGGAGGAGCCTTGTTCTCGTCCATTTTCTGTCCGAGTTCAAGCACCCGACGCTTCACATTGGCAACAGCCAAGCTATCCAATTGACCGGAAGCATTGTCAAGAAACTGATACACCTGACCCATGAGAATTCGATCAATCTTTCGAGCGATTGAAACAGCAGCCGGTCGCAAGTATTCACGAACCAAGTCCTTGAAAGCCAACGATTGCTCGCTGTCTTTGATCGTAAAGGACGTATGAATGTGCTGGTTCAGCACAACAGCGACATTCGTCGCAGTCGAATTCTGAACGGTCACATCATCATTCGCACTCTTACGCTTAGCTGTGTACTCATTCGGCCGACGGGTATTCACCGTATCACCGAAGGACTGCACCTGCGAAGAAAAATCGCGATGAATCAGATTACCAATAACCATATTTTCCTCAAGAATCGCCAACGATTCCTGCGCCCAAACTTCAGGGACCCAAGCATCCAACGAGTTGTCAAAGCCAATGTACCGGATCGTGGTCATTGCATTTCCTTTGAAAGAAATCGGTGATTTTATAATCACCACTCTAGTAACCCGGTATCAATTCCCCACGCTACGATAAAGAGCTTCCGGTGACTCTTTACGCAGCCGCCTGTACTCGGCTGGGTTTTCTTTGGCAAGCTTAGCAGCATCGATTTTCTTCGATGTTCCAGCATTGCCATGTCCGCCTACTCCTGGCTTACTAGTACCCTTGAATAAGTTTCCATACTTATCAATTTCTTTCATTCGCTTAACTGCCTCTGCAACCGTAAACTCCATTACAATTGGTTGTTTCGTCTTTGTGTCGGCATCGGGGAATTTGACAATAGGTACAACCTTTCCTGTAGGTTGTCCATCATCTC